TGAATCAAGTTGTGCTTTATTTGATTCACTAAGAGCCTTTAAATTTTCTTGTTTATTTTGCTGAAAAGCTTCTTTTTGTTCTTGTTGTCGTTCTTTTAAGGCTTCCTTTTCATTGTTTATTTGCTCTTTAACTTGTTCTTTACGACTATCAATTTCTAACTTTAGCGCTTCTTTCTTTGCGTCAGATGCTTCTTTAATGCCGTCTTTTTCCTCTTTTAATCTATCAATTTGGCTTTTACGCTCTTCACGTATTTTATCCAAGCGCATTTTCTCTTCTAAATCTCGTAAAGCCTTGATTGCCGCCTGGCGCTCTTCTTCGTTTTTGGCTTTACTTATTTTAACCTTTAGATCAGCACGTTTTTCAGCATTCTCACGATCTTTAAAATATTTATCTTCGGCTGCCGTTTTCGCATCCAAAGAATTAATTTGATCGTCTACCGCTTTGAGACGATTATATTTTTCCTCATCGATTACTTTCAAACGTGCCATATATTCTTTATCAATGAGTTTTATTTTCTGTTCAGATGATTTTTCGAATGCTTTAAGTTCTGCTTCAAGTGACTTCTCAAGCGCTTTTTGTTGTCGGTCGTAATTTTTGGATGCTGCATCATATTCAGCACTAAGTTTTTTCTCTAAACTCTTTTGTTGATTTTCATAACTTTTGGAAACTGCATTATATTCAGCATCAAGACTTTTAGCTAATTCGTTCTGTCTTCGACTATGGCTTTTAGAAAGTGCCTTTTCTTGATTACTAAATGAGTTCGCAAGTGCAGATTCTTGTTTAGCGAAACCTTTTTGCATCGCTGATATCTGTGCATCAGACATTTTCTCAGTATCATCTACAGCATCACGGACAGCATCCTTCATAGAATTACTTAATCCGCGTGCCATTTCAACAGAACGAATACGACCTTCTTTTAAACCCGATATGTTCAACAGGATTCGCAAGTCCCTGCCAGTTCTCTTATGAACTTCTGTACATCACTATACAGACCAGACTATATCATCATCTTTATATAAGATGCTCCCCATTTCGGATGTCATCAGCTTACACCCTACGCTTTTCAGCTAGTCGTTGCACGTTCCCTTTTACGGGCTTCGCTCAGTATTGTCTCTTTAGAGATTTTCACTGAATTAAAGGAGTTTTCTATGAATGTCACCACTCATAGGGACAATTGTTTATCCAACAGGTTATCTATATTCCAAGATTTTTCCTTAGCTGCACTTGCCATAATACTTTGTACTTCTTGTGCTGTATAACCAACTCGTCTTAACTGCGCACCATATTCAGCGATAATATCAAGTTGTTCGGGAGGAAATCCAATTTTCAACAGAGAATTAACTAGTCCTAGCGCTTCTTTATTTGAAATATTTAATTCGCTACCGATTTCATTGGTTTCTTGTATTAATTCCGTGAAATCAATCTGGGAATAGGAGCTAGCGATGTTGGCTGCGCCCTTTATAATTTCTGTATTTGCTGCATCAGATGCGTCTTTATTTAATGACCACTGCCTTCGGACGCCTTCTAATGCTTCCTCTGCATCACCGCCATATGCTGTAACAGTTCTGACTGCATCCTCCACAGATCTCTTTGATGATTCTGGAACGTCAAAGGTAATATCAATTTTTGTTTTCAACTCTGACATGTCTAGTGCCTGTCCAATGACCTCCTGAATACCACCACCAGCAACGATTCCACCTAATACGTTTTCTAACTCAATACCTAATTCTTTGACGCTTTCACCAGTTTGATCAGCTTCTTGGGAAAGTTGTCTTAAATCATTTCTGATGTTTTGAATGGAATTACCATCATCTACAGAACGAAGCGCTTGTTGTAATTTACCGATATCTGCTTCGGCTCCTAGCGCTTCTCTTCCAATGATCTCAATAGCTTGATCTAGTTGCCTACTTGATGCCGTACCATTTTTAATTGCATTTACAAGACGATTCCCTAATGCATCCGCAAAATCATCAACACTTTTTCCTGTGGCGCTAAATAAAGTCTCTAATTGTCTTGTTGAACTTGCTGCCTTTTCTTGTTCAGCCTTTAATCCTGCAAGACTGTTTTTGAATCCATTAAGTTGCCCTTCTGTAAATTCAATTTCACGCCTGAACGCCCGATATTGCTCTTCATTAATTGCGCCACTTTCAAATTGTGCTTGTACTTGTTGTTGAGCTGCCTTTAAGCTATCTAATTTTTTCGTTGTATTCTCAATTTGTTGAGTAAGCAATTGTTGTTTTTGTGCTAGTGCTTCCACATTACCTGGATTGAATTTTAAGAGCCGTTCAATATCTTTTAGCTCTTTAGACAGTTCACCACTTCTTTTATTGACATCTTTCAAGGCGTTTTGAAGACCGGTAGTTTCTCCGCCGATTTCTATCGTTATTCCCTTAATTCTTCCTGCCATGTTATCACCTCACTTGTTTAGAAATTATTAAAGTCATCTTGTGTAGCTGTTCTTGTATTTTCTTTTTCTTTCTTCGGATTTCTTAATTCAACATACTCATCGATATAATCCAAACAATCGCCTATTGTCATATCATCTAAATCTTCTTTTGAGAGTTTGCATGAATAACAAAGAGCAAGAAATGTACCAACGGAAAATCCATCTTTCCCATCGTTACGTCCTTGCTCTTGTTCATCTTCTGTTATTTTTTTTTTGACTGAACAGTGCTTTTAATTAAGTCCTGAATTTCAGTAATAATTTCAGCAATCGGAAATTCACCAAATGTATCTAGCCAAGTTAATGGGTCCTGAACCTCTTTGTTTGCCGTTTTCGCAAATGCCCATACTAAGTTATAGATAACTTCAAAATCTAGTTTACTTAAATCAACCTGTGAAAGATCAATATTGCTTTGGTCGCCATCAGTTGAAATGTATGAAGAAAGTACCCCTAAACTAAGGATATCCGCGAACATATCACGTCTGAATTGTGACTTATAGCGGATAGCTGTACCAGCCGTACTTTTCAAAAGAACCGCTTTTTCATCAATAATGATTGTTTTTTCCATCTAATTATGCCCCCACAACTTTCTCATAAACTTTTGTATACCAAGCATCATAAATACCAGCTGGCGTAGTTACCTTTGTAGAAGCTTTTACATTAAGTGTTTCAGGATGCTGCGATGCAACGAATTTTAATTCAGTTGTATTAGGCTCTGTTTTATCGCTTTTTGTAGAAGAACCAAAACCAGGTCGTGATACAGACACGTTGTACAGTAAATGACGAGTCGCTTTTACATCACCATCAAATTCAAACATAAGAGCGATTCTCTTAATTTTTGCATTTGAAACTTCTGTTAGAACTTGATCGTCTTCATCTAAAATTTCACCTAATACGTCAGTTCGAAATGCCTCAGTGATATTTGCAATATTTAATGTACCCTCATATCCTTGGTTACTAGAATCAGTGTAATAGTTACTATCATCAGCCCAGAAGTCCGATTGTTCACCTTTTGGGTCTAACTTCATTTCAACTGCTCCTGGTAATTTCGCTGGCGTACCATATGTAATTTTTCCTGATGAATCTTCGGTAATCACGCTATAATGTACTTTCTTCAGACCAAAAACAACTTTATTTTCCATTCATATCAACCTCGTTTCATATATTTTTTGAAATAGTTTCTCGGAATCTATATAAATTTCAGATGACTCATAAGGAATCTCATTGTCATCTAATACCTTTTCAAGTTTTGCTTCTGCAACCAAATCTTTTTTTGCTGTATAAAGTTCAATGTTCACATCACTTATTTTGAAATGCACCTTGCTATCAGCAATCATGTTTGGTGAGCCAGTCACCAGATAACAAATAAAAGGCGGTTTAGGTACGGGATTCCCTATTGTAGCCGCAAAATGCGAATAAGCCACAGGATAACCTGTAGCGTCTAGGATCTTCTTTAATTCACTTAATGTCATTGCTGAATCGCCCTTTCAACTCGCTCTAAAAATTCGTTTTCTGCTTTTTCTTCAGCTGGAGCAATATGAACTTTAGCCGGAACACGCCCACCATTTACTTGTGCATGTCCCTTTTCTAATAAGTGTGTAAGCTGAGGCTTTAATGCGTTATGGACAATAAAACCATTTCCTTCTTTTTTCTTACGCCATCCCTTCGCATACTTCCCTGTATTTTTAGGGCTATTTTCTTTCAGGTCACTCACTAGATTATTTGCAACTTCTTCTTTTTCAACTTCTAATTTTTCTTCTACTTCTTTCCCATATCTTTGTAATTCTCTAGCGATATCATTTGCTAGACTATCGATACTAGCCACCAGCTTTCACCTCACAATAAAGTTCGATTCTTTCATCATCTCTTTCGTATGTGCGATAAATGCTGTATGTCTTGTTGTTGTAGTTTACTTTTTGTTCCTCTTGATAATCCAACGAATAAACGATTAATACACATTTTGGTTTGAAACCATTTTGACCAGCTTGAAAGAATTCATTTTGAGAAATACTCTTTTTCTCACAAAATACTTGTCTTGTAAAATCTTCTGATACTTCTATTTGTCCTAAATCATCTTTAGTAGTCGTTACAACTGGAAAGAATAAAATATCATTCATTTGTAATCACCTGCTAACGTGAGATGATTTTTTAACATGTTATAAGATACCTGGAATCTTTCAGCCTCTTTGACTTCAGTAACAAATTCTGCTTTGCAATATACTTTTATTGCTCTTTTGATTAACGGATCATCGTCATTATTCGCTTTAATAGAAGAAACACCCGACAACATTAAGTCGTGTCGGGCTGCTTCTATTGAATCGTTTATTTCATCGTCAAGAGCATCATGAGAAATGCGTAATGCCTTTTTTACATCTTTTAAAATCATAATTCTTTATCCTTTAATGATTGTTCAGCTGACATCGCTTCCTCTTTTCCTTGCACTTTTTCACCATTCGATAATTCATACCAACCACCGCCAGTGTGCTTAGGGAATGTAGAAATCTCTTTATTTCCTTTTAAAAATCCTTTTTCAATTAAAAAGGCAATACGTTCCGAATCATTTGACTCGTACATATCGCCTTTTGAATATCCAGCTTTTGTTTCTTTATCAATGAAAGCATTCAACACGAAATGATTCATTGTATCACTCCTTTATTAAGCTGCTGGAGCTTTTTTTAAAACAACTAAAGAATTTTTGTCTACTACTTTACCATCCACAATCATAATTGCTTTTGTAACTTGATCGTCAGTTTCATTGTCTTCATACTTCTTAACACCCATTTGGTAGTTTGTATTAAGAATATAATCTTTGTAATTAAATAAGAATGCGAATGCTGTTCCTTCAGTAGCCGTTGCGAAACTATCAACATAATTACATAAAACAACTGGACGACCTAATAAAATACGTTCTGGTTTACCAGAAATCCCGTAATTTGTACGCGCAATCGGCTGACCGTCTGCATCTGTCATTGCCGAAAACTCCATAAATGTCTTTTTCGTCATCGTCCAAATTGCACTTGCTTCATACTCAAGTGGTAAAGCTGCTTCTGCATCTGTTAAAGTTTTATAATTGATTTTCGCAACATCTAATGCTTGTCCTTCAACCGGTGTTTCCGCTAGGATTCCCTTTGGTTTACCAGACCCATCACCACTAACAATAGCTTGTTCAATCGCCTTTGTCATAGCTTCCACAATATTATTGATTAATGTTGTTTCAAATACCGCTAAAGACATTGTTTCTACTTCAAGAGAAACAGCTACAGCACAACGTAATTTATGGTAGTTGAAAGTAATGCTTCCTGTAGTTTTCTTCTGTTTATCACTTCCAGAGCTTTCAGCAACCCATGTTGCAACTGGTTTAACTGCTGAGGTTGGTACTGTTACCCCACCTTTAATAGCTGTACGAGTAATTAAAGGTAGAATCATCCCTACCGCTTCAATCTTTTCAATGATCTTATCTAGTACTGTTTGCGGGATAACAGAACCGATGTCACTTGTTTTAGTCACAGCATTTGCACGTAATTCAGCTGGAATTACCTCACCACGTAATACGTAATTCATAAAAGCATTACGGTATTCAGCTGTATTCGTACCAATTTCACGTTTCTCATTTGATAGATTAGCATTAAATGTTTCGATTTTATTGGCTCCAGCTGCGTTCCCTTCATTAATTGAACGTGCTTCATTTAAAAGTTGTTCACGTTTTTCAATTGCTGTCAACTGTTCATTAATGTCTCGTAACTCCGTTTCGATCGCATCAAGGTTATCAATAGAACGCGTTTCATCGCTTAATAATTCACTGATTTCAGATTTACGTTTTAATAATTGCTCTTTATTCATGTTAAAGTCCACCTTTTATAATAATGTTTGTAAATATAGTCTTCTGCGCTTTTCCGAGCGCTTTTTTTCTTCTGTAAAATGTTTATAAGGATCATATCCCCTAGCACTTACTTCTGAATCTGGGTATGCTGGAAAAGCTACTGCGCTAACTTCTAATAGTTTTGCTTTTGTAACAGTTCGTAGCATAAGATCATCATCTGGCTCTTGGATTTCTTCGCTTATCATGCTAAATCCAAATGAAACACCATCTACATCGCCACGCTTAATAGACTTGTAAGTATCATTACCTAGAGTTGTATCTGGCAAATCTAATTCAAAGCGTAGACCTACGGCATCCTCACTTAAACGCAAAGTATTATTTTTTGTTCTTCCCAACACTTTAGATATATCGTGAGACCATAAAAAACGTTGATCATCATTTTGTAATGTTTCTGTAAAAGCTCCATTTTTAAATTGCTCACGAAACTTACGATAATATCCCATGACTACAGATTTCTTTTCCCACTTTACCGCATAGCCTATAAGTGTCCGGTTTCCGTTGTCATCTTCTCTAATTTCAATCTTCTGTGTTACTATTTCCCTTGTTTCCGTCTTGTCCAATTTTTCCACCTCCTTTATCAATTACATTTCCATCTTTAACTAGCGCTGTATCAAGCCTTCTGATTGGTTTATCTCCACCTTCAATCGGGCCTAATGAAAGAATAGAGCGCCACTCATTTGGTGTCATTGCTCCTCTATCAACCATTTGAACTAAGTTCATCTTTGTTGACATAGAAGCGTACTGAAGACTCGCTGCTTCAAAAATGATTTTGTTACCGAAACCACGTTCACGACGTGAAAAAAGCTTCCTGGTAAATTCTCCAGCAAGCTGCATTGCCAACGGTTCAATTTCAGATTCATAATATGCATTCCATTCATCTTCTGTATACTTACTTTGTATAATCTTTTCGTTTGTATTGAAGAAGTTGTAAATCCTTTGCGTTGTTTCTTGCATCTGTTTTGAGTCAGGAACAAATGCTTCATTTTTAACTTGCTCTAAATCATAACGTGGATCAGTAGCCGCCGCGCCTCCATTTACGTTATCAATATTTAGATAGTTTTTAACAAAATTACCAACTTGCATATCTATATCTTCTTGTTTCAAAACGGACTTAAACTTAAGAATCCACTTAATAATTGCGCTATTTTTAATCGCTTTAACAATTCCTTGATCGGTAGTTGTTACAATATCCATTAATGAAGACAACGCTTGTCCTGGATGTTCTCCAAAAAAGTCATCTTCATTGAAATCTTTTCTTAAATGAATCACATCTACATACGGAACCGTCATTCTCTTTCCGTTTTTAAAATAAAAAGTTAAGAAAATGTCGCCTTGAATACCTTCCACAACTTCTACAGTAATACAAGGAATTGGGTATAATTCAGTTGCAAAGCCGAGTTCATCACGTTTAATATAAGCAAATGCGTTGTGATTCAATTCTAATTGCACTGTCATTTTCTCTTGAAACATTTGACTTGTCATTAACGGGTTCGGCTCTTCTAGAATAAATCTCATATACGGATCAGGATTTACTTTAAATTCATTTGCATTATCCCTTATATGTTTAGCAACTAGTTTGCCAACAGCCTTTGCTTTTGGACGTATACACGCTCTGATAATATCACTCTGATAGATATCTCCATTCCATGAAAAAAAGCCCCCTCCATTGTCGTTTATCATTTCAAAACGAGTTGTAGTAGGTGGTTGCTTCTTTCCGAATATCTTATTAAATAGCCCCAAGTTTTCACCCCCTTTAAATCATATTTAGATAATCATTTTTCTTTTCTTGTAAAACTACGTATGCATCTAAAAGAGCTGCTGTTCCATCAATTCTTCTACGCTGATTATTCGTTTTATCAGGTTGTATATTAAGGTTTTTATCAATATCAATAGCCGTATTCGATAAACACCATTTATCAATAGGATTATTATTATATATAATTCTCTTCGCTTCTAAATCTGCTCCAAGAAGCTTCATCGGCATAGATAAAGTTTGTTTACTTTGCGCAACGGGAACCATATCTTCTTTCCCAAAGTAACCC